CATGAGCTTTAAATACTGAATCCCACTTATCTTCGTTTGCACAAGGAGGGAATCCGTTCTTCTTTAAACCAAAATCAAACTTTGCATCAATAAAGGTTCTTGTATCTCTAACAGACCAATGTTTAAGGTGTGATTGTAAATGACCTACTTTACCTTGAGACTTAAAAAGCCTTTCAAGTATAACAGGATCAAATGAATTAGATCTTGACCACCAAAAGTCAATCTTAGGTCCGTCAATTAAAAAATCTGTAAATTGTTTTACGAATTCTTCAACAGAAAGATCTGAACTCTTTGGAGCAATATTCTTTCTTACTTCTGAATCTTGCTTTGACCAAAAGTCGAGAGTACCTTTATCAACTACCCAATCGTAGTTCTTTACTTGCTCTGCTACATTCAATTTAAATTTCTTTGTCTTGAATACATCACCTAAATTGTAGGGATCATTTGATGTAAACTTGTCCCACTGGAAAACCATGACTGACATATCAATCACGGCGCAGTTGTGGACATCTTGTCCCATTGTTTCGAAGTCGATGATTAAGTCGTTTCTCATAGTTTTACCTTTAATTTAATATACTATTATAACAAACATTGCACTGCTTGTCAATAGTTTTATCCAAAGAATTCTTCCAAGTTTGGAGTTGTATCAGTTCCATTAGGATCGTATTCCATAAGTTGTTTCAAATTGTTCTGTCTTAAGTACGTTGTATTTGATAGTTCAAGATCGCCTGTTAGAAACTTACTAATTTCCAAATGCATATCTCTTGATGTTGGTACAGGACAATTCTGAGCAATATGATTCATCTTCTTTAATCCATCAAGCAACTCAAAATCTTCTGGGAATCCCATCATATGTAATGCTTCACGAATTGTTAATGAACGTTCTTCAGTAGGATGCATTGTGTCAACCATATTACGACCAATCACAGCATTCATATATTCACCAAAGACATGTACTGAACCATCCCATACACCTTTGCCATCAGCAAACTTCATAATTGCATGGTCAGAATATTTAATACCTTTTTCGTTTCCTGTTTTGTGGAACCATTCGTTTGCTTCTTTCATCCAACCTTTCTTACAAACATAATTCAGAGTCGTCTTAACATTCTCTTCAATCATAAGTTCACGAACTTCACGATTTGTTTTTGTTTTAATAAAATTGTAATAAGGTTCATCAGGAACATTCTTATTAATAATCAGATCTTGATGTAAAGCGTTTTCAGGAATCTCTTGAAGATATTCAGCAAAATCTTTTCTATCACGATTATAATAATTCATAACTGGTGCAGATTCTGATTTCCAACCAATCGCAAATGATCTGTCTCTACCTTGTGGTACTCCATGAAATCTTGTAGAAGTTTTAAACAATGTTAATGAGTATCCTCTTTCTTTACAAATTTCGTAAAGTTTGTTTGCTACAGGACGTCCTTTGTTTGTAAACAGTGCAGGAGCATTCTCAACAATGACTACCTTTGCTCCAAGAACATCAATACCATTTTCAAATACCATATACATAAAGTCGTTCTTTGCACAACCTGCTCCTTTTGATTCAGCGGTCGTTCCTGTATTCAGTTGAGATAACGCAGCACAAGGTGGAGTACCTGTGACTACATCAACTTGTTTAATATTAGGATTCTCTGAATCTAATAATACATAAGGAATATCTTTTCTGCCTAAAGTATTTTGTTGATAGTTTACGTAATGACTATCATTAGCTTCAAATCCACCAAAGGAGTAAATGGCTTCTGGTGGTTTACCAAACGCCTTCTCTGCTCCTAAAGCTTGCCCACCAATAAGTGGAATAAGTGGTGCCCATGTTATTTCTTTTTTGTTCATCCGAAAAAGTCCTCAAGTGTTGCAGCTACTTTCTTTTCAAATTGCGTTACATCAGGTGCAACATAATCAGTATCCATCGCTGTCATTATTTTATTGTTTAAGAAAGTACCATCATAATATTCTGGCTTACATATTAATTTACGTAAACCTTTAATTACAGATTCATACTCATCCTCATTATTTAATAACCTATCCATCCTTTCTTTAAATTCAGCAGGAGTCTTCGGTCTTAAAAAATCTGGTATTGGCAAATGCCCTTGTTCATCATAAGATGGATGTAAGAACGGTATCACACCAGCATGTACCATTTCAATATACTTTGAAGTTACCCAACCTTTTGCGATTGGAATAATAAAAGTAAACTTAACATTATTCATTTTAGCCATTACATCGTCAAGATGAATGGATCCTTTAAACCTTGCGTCGGTTTCAGTATTAGGATGTTCCCATTTACCGTAAATCTCTACATCGTCATGGTCGTCTAATACCCATTCCTTTAACAGATTATATCTTGAAGGCTTTGCTTCATTAAGAATAACCATAAAAGGAACATTACGATTTAGATTAAATTGTTCTGAATGTTGATAGTTAATACAGAAGCAAGTTTCCATACCTGCATATGTTGAAGGTACCTTTCTTTCGTATCTGTTTTGATCTTCATAATCTTTAATACTACTTACTGTATATTCATAATCATATTGACCTAACGATACAGTTGGTAAATGGAATATGTCTCTTGATTGATTCATAACATATCTTGGATCATTTACGATTTCAACATAAGGTGGTTGTTCTTCATTTAACCAAATAGAAATTGGTGAAGTATAATTCTTTGTCATATCAATGACAGATGCAGGTTTACCATCAGTGACACCATCTTTTAAATGTTTCACCTGAGTAATTTTATCTGGGATCGTAACCGTACCAACTTGACCAACCATCATAACAGTATAATCTAACTTGAATCCTTTCTGACCAAAGTAATTAAAGATATGACGATAGAAATTATCAGTACCATCATTCTTAATACCTTTCCAAATATCAATGACATTATTATATGGAAACAGCTCTAATTCTTCAGCCTCAGTTAGAGTACTGAAATCAGATCTTCCGATAATGTAAAATGTTTTGTCTGGGTTATTATTTGCGAGTGCAATTAAAACTGTAGATGGTTCGTTGTCTCCACCAATAGGAGAGAAACGATTCCGTTTGAACTTGACCGATTTACCGATCTTTCCGAAGCCAATGTTTTTCATAATATAAAATAATTCCGTTCTGTAAATTTATTTATTAGAATCGACCACACGCTTGCGAAGCTCTGTGGAACTGAAGGAATGCCTTCTTCGATTATAATGTACAGGACACAAACCTTTTCCTGTATGTTCTTGATCTTTGTATTCTTCACCGACAATACGAATATCAGGATTGATTGTAAGAATCATATCAACGATTTCTTGTTCTGTAGAAAACGGTATTACCTCGTCTACATATTTACAAGATGATACCTGTATGTATCTTTCAAAAGGAGTCTGAATCGGCTTGTTCTTTGCGTCAGGACGATCTACGGTTGGGTCTGTTAATAATCCAACAATTAAATAATCACACATCGACTTTGCTTCTTGTAGCATAACGATATGACCTGCATGAAATAAATCAAAAGTTGAACATGTAAAGCCAACCTTTGCGCCTATCGGCAATTGTGTTCTATCAAGAAACATATCTATTCTCCTCTTTTAATAATTCTTCAACAGCTTTTGCATACTGTGTATATAACGGTTCTTTATCAATTGGTAAGTAATGTATATATGCAGGAATCTTTTTAAGCTTCTTTACATCTTTCATTATTGTTGTCCATATACGAACATCACTACCAAATCTATCAGGTGCATAACCATTTTCATCAAGCCATTTATAATAGATGGCATATATGTTTTGTTCTATGCACCAATACTTGCCACCCATACTTCTGTTGTTCTTTGCCGTACCATAAGCTGGTATGACTGAACCACCATAACCTTTTTTATTCTTATACTTATATACACCATCCATGATAAGTATATATGTATCTTTACAAACTGCTCTTTGTAAGAACTCAAGATAATGTTCATTCTTACTATGTATTACCTGTCCTGAGTTCATACTGAAATAAGGTTCTTTTCTCATGACTGATATATCAACTAAATCTTTATATAATGGAGATAAAGCTGACTCAACAAATTTACCCATAACACCTAATGCAGATTCATTATAGAATACATACTCACTAAAGAAATAATGATCGAGCGGTTTAAGTAATAATACATCGTCGTCCATCATCATTGCTCTTTGGATATTAAGTACTTCATGTACATACGGAAAGACCAACCATTTAATTGCGACTCCGTATGAATCGAGAATCTTTAACAAATACTCTTCATTAAAGAAATGCTTTGTTTTCTCAATCACATCAGTAGCATAATGTATATCAACTGAGTTTTCTATTGAATCTATATTATAAGTCGTTTTCCTATCATCTAGGATAACATGTAAGCGTTGACATGTATCTTCTCCGTACACATTATAATACTTAAGAAGATTTTCAATTCTTTCAACTTTATTGCTTACTATGAATATGTCATTGTGCATAATTAATCATGTCCAGTAAATCGTTTACGCATTGAAGAATAAAGTCTTTATCAGGATGATACTTGTAAACTCTAATTACTTCAGCTGCGACTAAGGTAAGTAAATCGTATTTGTCTATCCAATGATTATATGCTAACAGTGTATTAATGGCCAGATCTTGTTCGGCCGTACTGTAATGATTAATCATCAAACTTGCTATGAATTTTGCTATGTCAAGTTCACGACAGCCAAATACATTAGGAATAGGATCAATTAAGAACAATTTGTCTTCATTAAACAACATGTTCTTAACACCAAAATCTCCATGACAATAACCGTATTCCAATTCGATTGTTGCCATCTTTTCAATTACTTCTTTAAATGGTTCAAGGTCTGCTAATTGAGCATGACTTGCTATTCTTGCGATATAATCATCAAAGGTTAGAAACTTATTTTGTTTAATAGTATCCAATCCATCAAGAGATTCTTGAATCATTGCCAAAGCTTTATAAGGATGATCTGAAAAATAGTTTGGATCGTTTTTAATATAATCCATTGTAAGTGTATCACCTACAACTCTGTGAATCGTTGGAGTATTAACAACAGAACCGGTTTCTTCAAACCACTTTGCGGCTTCATGAGCGTTTCTTGCTGTCTTATGTACTACATTGCCATCAGTATAGATATCAGAACCTGAGAGACCACCTTCGAGTTCTCTTATATCAGTTTCTATAAAATCTTCAGGAGTAATACCTTTGTCATCAACATAATATGCTGCAAGTGGTTTATCAAAAGACAGAGCATGATATTTTACATGATGTCTTTCTAACCAAGCTTCAATTTGTGGACCATACTTATTTGCTGCTTCAACTCTACTCCTACAAGAAATAGAACCACGAGCAGTAAAGATATCAACGATCCAACCAGAATCGTATAACTTATTACACTTTTCTATAAGGGCAAGATTTGGCTTTGCATTTTCCCAATCTCTGTTGGAGGTATATGCAAGTGTATCGTCAAAGTCGAGTACAATTCTTTTATGCATCGACATCTTAATCTCTCTTTAGAATAGATCTTGTTAATCCACCAAAGAGGTACATGAAGTAAACAAAGAAAGGCACTGCGATAGCAAGCCTAATTGTATCGTTGGCCAAGCCAATTAATTCCATACTTGAAATAAGGACAAACATAATACCGATG